TTTTTGGGACAAAGTAAAAAGCTTTTTAATGTCAGCTGCAGAAGATGAGTTAGGATTAGAACCTGGAAGTGGAACCGTGCAAACAAATACAGTAGTATCGCTGGTATTAGGTGAGACCAAAAGTACGATAACAGCGACCTTTAGATTCCAAGGTAGTTGGGAGCCTGATTAAGAGCAAAACTATGGAAAAGAGACTCGAAAATCTTGAAAATAAGATTGAACGGGTGGAACAAAAGGTAGACACTCTTGGACAGAAGATTTCGGATATACATTCCGTTGTAACAGAACAGCGCGTAAATACTTCTTGGAATAAGAAGTTGCTTATTATTTTATTAACTGCAAGTCTTACCGGAGGTTCTGTATTTGGAATAAAATCTCTTATGGCTTCTGCGAATAAAAACTCAGTAGTTATAGAGAAGGTTGATTCTTCTCAGGAATAGAATGTGAGTTGGAAGTTAGTAAACAAAACTTATATTGGTCCTGATGCTTTAGGAGCTACTGAAGATACTTCCTATTCATTAGGTTATTTATTTTTTGAACAGGCTAAAGAAATAGTATTCTGTATTGGAAATACAGGTTCAAGTGTTACTGATTTTAGAGTAACAGCTAGTGGTGAAAACTCTTCCATAGTAGATGCTGTCGAGTTTTCTAAAGATTCTCGCAACTGGGTTGATGAAGTCTCATTCTCTGGTATTAATCCAAACGAGATTAGTGATACTTGTCGGTGCAGGTTTACTGTCCCAGATGATTCATATATTTCCTCTGGTACTTTTTTAATACGAGTAGATGAAACCTAATGCCTAATAGAAAAACAGACAGCTCTATTCGAGCAGTTTCATATAATCACTGGGGTCTTATTACTAATAATCTCCAATGTAAGAATCTTGTTAGACAACCGAATGGAAGATTATGGGCAGCTATCTGTCCTTCATCTTTTCAGATATACCTGATGATGTCTAACAATAATGGATTTTCATGGGCTAAACAGCTGACAACTGTGTCTGATGTTTTAGACCTTCGTTCTGTCGCAGGCCAAAATGCTGATGGTTCTATGGTAACTTTGGTGATATCTGAAGATTGGGACAACTTAGATGTTTATTACGTAGAATATATAGACATAGGTGGCACTTTTGACCTCATTTGTGTCCGATATAGTCTTTCGGATGTTATTGAAAATGGGGACGACGCTACTGATGGTACCAATATAACTGGTGAAGCTTCGGGTATTATTGAAGAGGATTTGTATCAAGGTCAGTATGATGTTGCTGCTAATCAACAAGAAGCTTTTGTTACATATGATATTGCAAACAAACTTAGAATCAGAAGAGTTTCTCCTCGTTCTACAGCAGTATCTGCAGCAGTAGAGTTAGCCACTACTCCTGTTTTTAATATTTTCAGTACTACTGTGAATAAAGATAGTGAAGTGGCAGTATTATTCAATCACCAAACAGGTGGTGAAAATATTACTAAGTTCGTTTCTTATGATGAAACTGATGGCTGGGGTACTCCTGTAACGATTTCTAACTTTGGAGATACAAATAAAAATATGAGAGACCCATCTATTGCTTATGATGGATATGGGAATCTTTGTGCTCTCTGGTCTCGTTTAGACACTTCTACCGACGAAGTGGTTATTCAATATGCTATTAGTACAGACAGTGGTGCGACTTGGTCTGTATCTAATCTAACAAGAACAGATGGAAATACTCCTTTTGTCGACCAGGCTACTACTGACCCTGGTGGTAGAACTCAGATTATTGGAGGGGCTGATGGTGGTTGGATGTTTTCTTACACTGAAACTCGAAACTCCTATGCCCGGACTTATGTACGAAGATTAACAACCTCCGATGGAAGCAGTTATACTCTTGGAGACGAACAAGAAATAGCTATCAATCATCCAAACGCAAATATAGTTGGAGCCCATTTTTTCTTACCTTGTTCTCATGCAAGACTTATGGATATTCGAGACCCAGGTTTAGTTCGAGTAGGTTTTACAAAAGGAGATGGTTCGTCTACTTTACAAACAGACGAAACTCCAGTCTCGTTTGAACAGGAATGTTTATTTGCTAGTGCTTATCCTTCAGTGATTGCTAGTGAAACTACTACTTATACTCAAGACACTGCCGATGACGATAGTGTTCTTGTATCTTTTGAAATATTAGGAGGACCTGACGAGAATCGAGACTATTATACTTTAGGAGTGACTGGCACTTTCACAGAAAGATATCTACGAGCTTTTGACCATATAGGTAATCAGGTCCGATTAATAAAATTTGAACCTGATTCTAATAACTGGATGGACGATAGGTCGGCTTTCGGAAGCCCTACTGAATATAACTCCAAATGTATTATTACACCCATCACTTATGAAATGCCTTCACCTGAACTGTCTGGGACTGAGCATACTAACTATATTGAACAAGATGTTAGGACTATCTATCTTCCACCAGACATTCATTTATCTCGGACGTTTCTTGTCAACAAAGGTGGATATCTTAAAAGAACTGTATGGTTAATCTATTTTGATGGCAATGAATATGAGTTATCTCAAGTAGTGCCCTTTTTTATTAAAAACCAGATATGTTATTATTCTGCTAATGCGTACGTAGTAGGACCAAGCAGAGACCCATTTTCTCGTACAATACTACCTAGTGAAACTTAATAGGAGAAGACATCATGGCGACAGTATCAGCAACCTTCACTTTCGGACTACCTGAAGATACTGATTCAGATTATATATATATATATTCTGCTACTACTGAAGATGGAAGTTATTCTGAAGTAACGAACGTAGCATATGACTACGGCGAATATACTTATGAATATGACAATACTGACGATGCTACTTGGTACAAAATCAGGTTTTATAACTCAACAGACGATGAATGGGGGCCGTATTCAGACCCTGTATATGGGGGTGATTTTGATAAAGCTGCGCCATTTCTTGCTGTTTCTACTACTACTGATGGTGCTCATTATGCGACTGTTAAGGATGTATACAGTTATGCGACTCTCACTGCTGAAGATATTTCTTCTTCAGAAGTAAGTAAAGCTTTAAAGAGAGCACGTGCAGTAGTTGATTTGAGAACTGCTGAACTGGACGTAGACAGACTTGAGCTTTGGGATACTAACATAGCTCGAAAGAAATACAATGCTACTCTTCGTATTTTAAAAGAAGCTGAGATTAATCTGGCTTTAGGTAATATATACAGAACACTCGCTGACGATTTGGTTATGAAAATGCAAAGAGATGAAGACCAAGAAGAGCCGTCTGTTTCTATTGGGAATACTTCTCTTTCTGATACTGGTGCGTTTCGTATATCAACTTTAGTTCCTCAGCTATTAGATATGGCTGATAGATTTTCTCTTGTAGGGTCTGCTCTTCTATCAAGCATTCAACCACGCAGTATTCGTTTTACTAACTATGATGTAGCACGTCGAATACCAAGATTCAAATATCCCTGGTTGTAATCTATGACCTGTGGAACCGTAACAGAAAAGGACCTGAGAAATGCTTATTATATGGAAGCTGGACATCCTATTAGTGGGGGAATGTTTAGAAGCGCCTGTCAATCTGGTGCTGGAGCTTCTTTAGGTCATGTTGCGCAAGAACTATTTGAATGGGAAGTTGAAGACGATGCAAGTCTATTAGCGGCTGCTTGCTCACTTAAAAATGAGAGTCATCTTAAAAGGTCTAGGACAAAAAAACCTAGAGCATTTAGTTCTTATAAAATAATAGCTTTTTCGTCTATTGCCGAAGCTAATAAGATTTGTAAAGACACAACAGAAGCTGTAGTTCATAAACTCACAAGAGAAGAAGTGAATGCTGGAACTAAATGGGGTAACCCCATAAAGGCTGTAACAAAAAATAATAAAACAAGAAGTGAACTATTAAAAGGGGTAATACAAAGTAGGAGTTTTAAAGCAGCCAAAGTTCAAGCAAGTCAAGCAACCTCGAAATATAAGGGTGTTCGCCCAAGTGTTAAAGGAACTGTCAAAGCTAAGTTTTATAGAGATGCTGTAAGTTCGATGGAGCGAAGAAAGATAGCTGCCAAGATACAGGAATCTACTGCTTCTCGAATGTTAAAAAGCCGAAGAAGCGCAATCAGAAGAGCCTTTAATCAGACCGGAAAGACAATAGATAAACTCTCTAAAGTTGCTGGTGCTCTCGAGAGGTCTGGAGTTCATGAAAGAAATGCTGCTGCAGCAGGAACTAAGTTTTATCAAGGAGCTTCGAAATCTGGTTTCAGTCAAATAAAAGAAAATGTATCTTCTCCTATTAAAAGAAGGAGAGGAGGTGATGTTTCTTCTATAAAGAAAGCAGCAGAGACAGTTGGAGCCGTAGAAAAAAACCCTACTCGATTTGGAAAACAGATGGGACCATTGATGAGCACGGTCAGTCGCTCTCGGTTTAATCAAGCAATAGAGAATGAAGCTAGTAAGAATATGGGTAGGCTTATTAAAGGGGTTGAAGGGAGACTCGGAAACTCACATAAAACCATGGTTAAAAAGACAGTTTCTTCATTAAGAGGTCAAAAGATTTCGCAGTCTAAACAAAACTCTGCTAATCCACTGAAGCCTTCAAAGATAGTAAATAAAGCTGAACAAAAACTTCTCTCGAAGATATTCAGTAAAGGTGCCTTTAAGTCTGCTGCTATTTTTGGAGCAGTTGGAGGGGTAATAGGAGGAGATATCTCTTCAGCTATAGAAGGTGCTGTTGTGGGAGCAGCTGCTCATGTTTTTCCAGTAGTAGGAACAGCATTAGATTTGGCATTAATAGGAAGTGTCGCGAAAGCAGCAATCGATGTTAGCGAACGAGTAGCTAAAAGAATGAATATAACTGCGACCTACGCAAGTGCTACTGTAGATAGATTTTTAGGGGGTCTGACTGAATCAGCCCCGTATATAGATACTCAAGGTAAGTCTATTTGGCAAGCAAGATATAAGTAATCTAAGTTATACTTTCTCTATACTTATTGGGTAGACAGGATATCCTGGAATATTAGGTTTAGGATGTTCTTCTTTTTGAGAATCTTTTTGAAAAAGTTTAGTTGGTTCATCTATAAACAAAAAGTCTTTATCCATATCATTGGGGTTCACTTTAAGAATATAGTCTTCACTCAATAATCTTTTAATCCTTATATTAACCAAGTTTCCACAATGCCAAGCTTCTAAAAGTTTGCGAAGTCTTCTTTCCACTCTATCAATCTTTTCAACAGTCCAGTTTTCTTTTTTTTCAGACTTCCAGCTTTCACCATTTTTAATCTTTCTCTCTATCTTTTTTATTAAATGATGAATAGTTTTATGCTGACTAATGGTTAAAATGGCTAAGTTCTCTACGGTGTTATTATTCAGATTTTCGTCTGTATGATGAACACAATATCCTTTAGGTAGGGGATTCCCTCCAAGCCAATACTTTTCTGCTATGTACTTATGAAGACGAATATGAGGAGCTTTCCAATCAGGGTTTATTTTTGAATATTCATTTGGAAGACAACTAATCCATACATAACCTTTTTTATCTACCCATTGGCCAGTCTTATATCGATGATGTTTATTTCCAATCTTAGGAATAAATACATCTTGGGTTATGCCATGGCGATTCATCCATACTTTTAGAGAATAAGTTGGAATCTCCAGATACTCTGCTGCACTTATTTGAGAAGTAAACTTAGAACATACTTCTTCGAGTAGTCTTTTTTGTCGCAGCCGCGGGTCTTTTGACCCATAAATAGACATTCTTGAAAACGAATATCCATTTCTTCGAGCTATTGAATAAATATAAGCTCTAGTATATCCTAATGCTTCTGCTATTTCCTTTACAGACATATGTTGAGTGTCATACATATCCCAGATTTTACTTGCTAAAAGTTCACTTTTCTTAGTCATTGATTCTTAATCTCCTTTATGATTTTATCAACCGTCTCTACTGCGGTTAGTGATACATAAGCTTTTCCCTTTTTCCAGTCAACCAGTCCAGGTACACAACTCATTCGTCTCAAAACATCGTTCTGTTGCTCTCTGGTTAGCCCTGAAATCTTTTGTTCTAGTAAGATGGGGTTTTTATCGTCACTATTATTTGAAAACGATTCAGGGGCATTCTCGTGGCTCTGGAGCAGTTTTTGTTTTAAGGTTTTAATCTCAGCTCTTAAGTTTTCATTATCAGCTTGTAGACGTTCTATTTCTATTCTCAGTTTAGCTCCATCAGTAATGGGTTGAGTATCTTCAACCGAGTTATTTTGTGTATTCTTATCAGAAAAAGAAGAAGTTGTTTGTTGTGTTTTATTACGCAGACGTTGAATAAACTTGTACAGGGACTTATCTCCTATAGCTTCTGCTGCCTTTCTTGAAGACAATGATTTGTATGGCTCAATATCGAGTAATCGCTTGAGATACTTTACTCTGTCTGTTCTTGATAACAGTAATCCATGAGTAGAGTTAACCCTAAAAGCATATGCCATAGCTTCAGCTCTTGAGCCTTTGAAGTATTGAACAGGTAGTTCTTTCAGTCCAACTAATTGAGCTGCCCTGAAACGATGAAACCCTTCTATCAAAAAAGAAGAATCTCCATCTTTCCATATAGTTACAGGGGGTATATCTGCTCCTTCTTCATATGCATCCTTGAGATTATTAACGTTTGTACCATCCAATGAATCTCTAGGTTGGAACTGTCTATCAAGAGTGATATCTATCAAAGAAAGAAAAGTTTGTTGTTCAGTCATTTGTTTTCCTCCTCTTGGGACACTGTCCCAGTTTGTATTTTGGGAACGTTGTCCCAGTTCTTTATTTTCAATGAATATTGAATCTGAATAGAATGAACAGATATGAATAGATGAATATATGAAATATATATGAATAGATGAATAGATCTGTTCATATGTACATAGAACCTCTACTCTATTGATTTCATTATTTTTTGTATTCGTATTAGTACTTTGTCTTCAAGTTCAACTGGTTCTTTAGTATTTTCATTTTTGCTCATTTTCTCTACTATTTCATCTGGAACTGTAGATAAATCACCCCAACTGATTTCTTCTTCCATGAGTGTTTTTTTTGATAAAAACCCTCTTTCTCCTGAGATTCTGTCATACCAGTCCCAGCCTTCTCTTTTTATTGAATACCGCCAGGTTTTAGATGACATTACTGTTCCTCCTCAGTTAACTACCTGTCTAATACAGGCGGTAGTATCATTAAGAATGATTTGTTGATTAAGTCTCCTCAGTCTCTTTATGGATATTATACCAAATAAGTCTTTTTGTCCAGCTATAGTTGACAACTATTAGTAAAAACCTGGAATGTATGTTATGATACAAACATGGCTGATAAGAGTCTTTTTTCTTCTGGCGCGCGTAGACAGAAAATAAAAGGAAAGACTGTCACTCTAACCATATCTCTATCAGAAGAACAACTTTCTCTTCTTAGAAAAAACTCAGAATATACTAAACGCTCTATATCTTCTACTGTTTGCTCTTTATTAGACTTTAAAAAACTAAAGAAACAAAACCATGACTTAAAAACAAAATATAAGGCGGAAATAGACGAATGAGGTTTACTCGTAAACAGTTAAAGGCTATTGAAATATTAGCTCTTGCTCATGGAGATTTAGAAAATAAAGAACTGGCTAAACTAATAGGCTGTTCTGAAGGAACTTTACTTTCATGGAAACGTAAGCCGGAATTTATTGATGAAGTTGTAAAGCGGGCTAGACAGCTCGTCCGAGAAAAACTTCCTAAAATTTATTCAGTACTTACAGACAAGGCAGAAGATGGAGAATATCAGCATATCAAGTTAGTACTCACTCATTTTGAGAAGCTTGAAGAGCTGCAATCCAAAGCTAATGAAGGGTCTATCAACTTTACTTGGCGCTTACCTGAAGGTATTGAGCATGAGTCTGTACCAGAAGAGAATGAATGTACTTCTCTATCAGAAGAAAGAGAAGAGGATGTCTGAGTATAGGATAGGGCATTGTATACAAGGTAGGGTATAGAGTAGAGTATTGTATATGACACCTGACCAGGCACTGATATACGCTCTTGAGAGAGATAAGAGATACATCAACTTATCTTCTGTTGAACTTAGAATCATAAGAGACAATATGTTTTTATCTAAAGATATTTTCAATTCTAAATTTGATAAAGCTTGTGTTCAATATTGGCTTATGAAGAAGGAAGGTAGGCTAGATGCTCTACTTAAGCCTAACTCATGAGAGAGAATAGTACTATATCTTCTTATGAGAAGAGATGATTATGAAAGAAGATGAAGATGAGAATGCTATGCAGTTATCATATGCATATCAGTATCTATTAGATACCAGCATTGAAGTAAGTCTTTCTTCTTTTGATAGAATGACTTCTTGTGAGAGAAATAGTCTACGTTATGCTATAGAACAAGTCTTAGAAATACTCGAGGATATAGAGAATGAAATATAGATATTATTACTTCAAGAATATGAGAGAATATTCAGTAAAAATATAGAGAAAATATGTCTACACAACCCTCTCTTATAGAGATAGATTATCTCCCTCAACCATTCCAATGGAAGTTCCATACATCTTCCTCAAGATTCAAGATTATTGCAGGAGGAAGGCGTGTGGGTAAAAGCTTCTCTATGATACAAGAATGTATCCAAAAATGTTTGGCAGGAAAATCAAGGAATGTCTGGTGGGTTAGTCCTACTTTAACTGATGCTCGTGAAGTTGGCTGGGAGGCCTTAAAATCTCAGCTTCCAGAACTTGAAACAGCTATCAAGTATATGAATGAAACTCGTATGATTTGTGGTTTTTCTAATGGTTCTCAGCTTATGTTTAAGTCTGCTGAAAAGGAAAGAAGCTTACGTGGCCGTGGTCTTGACCATGTAGCAGTTGATGAAGCTGCTTATATTTTGAGAGAGATTTGGACTAAAGCCCTAAGACCAGCTTTGTCTGATAGAAAAGGAACTGGCACTTTAGGTTCTACTGCTAATGGAAGAAACTGGTTTTGGGAACAATACAAATCTGCTAAGAAACAGAAAGAGGTTCAAAAAAGAAAGACTTGGGATTATTTTCATTGGCCTACTACCATATCTACTCTCATTGATCCTGAAGAGATTGAAGCAGCTCGAAATGAGTTGAGTGATATTGACTTTAGACAAGAATATCTTGCAGAGTTTATTACTCGAGCAGGCATGGTTTATGAAGACTTTTCTGAAGAGAATATTATTCCTTCTTTTTCTTTAGAAGATTATCATGATATATATCTTGGTGCTGACTTTGGATTCGCTAATCCGACTGCTATTTGCTTCATGGCTGTCGATATAAGAGATGATACTGTTACTCAGTTTGATGAAATATATATTGAGCGTAAGAGTATTGTTGAAATAGCAGATATGATTGATGAGACTCTACGGAAAAATGGAATACCAAAATGGAGAGTTAAAGCTATATTCACTGACCCTGCAGGTAATGCTGAAGAGTTAACAAGTGGTATTAGCCCTGTAGACTATCTGAGAATGGAAAGAGATTGGAGAGTAGAGAACAAAGGTAGCTTGATAGTTTATGGGCTTCATTTGGTACGTTCTTTTATTCGTTCAGCAAGTGGGCATCGTAAGTTTTTTGTATTGAATAAATGTTTTAATACTACCAAAAGTCTAATGGGGTATTCATATGCTATTCAGAGAATAACCGACCTTGTAAAGGAAGAGCCTTTGAAAGATGGAGTGCATGACCATATGTGTGATGCTATTCGTTATTTCTTTGTTAATAGATTTGATAAAGCTAAGTGGGTATCAAAAGAGGCAGATATTCACGACTATCGAGGATTAGGAAAACCATCTCAGATACATATCAAGAAATGTTCTCAATGTCGTAGACCTTTCTCAAGTAGAGGTGGAAGAAATCAACCTCCATTTATGTGTTTAGAATGTAGAAAGATTAAGGAGAGAACTTAATGCCTATTAACTCTTTAACTAATATTCCTCAGGTAGTAACCAGTAGAGCTATCACTCATAACTTTTCTCAAGAAGAACAAGACCGACGAGATAAAGCTCGACTCAATAAAGAGTTCTATTATTCAAAACAAGACCAGCAAATAGTTTTAGTTAATGAAGATATGGAACCAGTCTATCTCAACTTCACTTATCCGATTGTTCGTAAACGCGCCACTATGCTCTATTCTCAACCTAATGTTCGAGAGTTTGTTGGCTCTAGTCAATCTATAAAGTTTCTTGAACAAGTATATAAAGATAACATCATTGATGAGCTTCTTCTTCAAGTAGACTTAAATGCTGAACTCACTGGTTCTGTCATAGTTACTCCTGTCATAGATGAAAGTAAAATATCTGGAGTTCGCCTGAGAATGTATGATGCTTCGAACATTTCTCCTCTTTCTGAAGAGGATGACCCTTCAGTTCTTGAGGCATTATCAATAGTCAGGATAGTTGATAGAATACCGAATGAAAATATTAATAAAATAACTTCTAAAAATGCTGAAGTTAAACGTGTACTCAAGCAGCAAATATGGACCAAAACTGACATATTAACTTACGAAGGAGAAGTATTAGTATCAAGTGAATCAAATGAGTTAGATTTTCTTCCTTTTGTGAACTTTAAGGGTGAAGAGGTTTATGACCAGTATATAGGATATGCACCTGCCCGCCCAATCAGAGAGTTAAACGAAACTCTGAATCGTATACTTACTGACTTGGGTATGACTGTTAAGTTTCAAGCATTCACTCCTATTGCTGTTTCAGGATTTAGTGGTGATAGTATTATTTCTTTACATCCTGGGCGTGCGCTTAATCTTCCTGCTGGTGCTGGTGCCGATGTACTTGCTACCAGTCCTAAGATTAAAGAGACTATGGAGTTTATTGCTTGGCTTGAAGATAAAGCGTATGAGACTAATCAAACTCCTAAAATATCAGTAGTGGGTGGAGGAGAAGCAAGAAGCGGTCGTGAACTGGTTATTCGATGGTTTCCTTTACTTCAGGTCTTTGAAGAAAAATCTCAGCGCTATAAACGTTATGAGTTAGAACTTGCCAATTTGATTCTTCGCTGGGCTGGTATGCCCTTTATTGAAGAAGTGAATGTTAAGTTTAATCGTGAAAGTGTTCTTCCTCTTCAGGAAGAAGAGGATACTCTTGAACTCGATATCTCTTTGAATATTAAAACTGCTGTAGATGAAGTGATGAGACGTAATCCTGCTTTGACCGAAGCTGAGGCAGAAGCTATAGTTCTATCAAATCGTGACTTCAACCAATCTTTGATTAAAGAAAAAGACAAAGAAGAGAATGAATCTTTTTTTGAAGAAAAGAATAAAGATGAAGATAAGGACGATAATGAAGATAAAGATAATGACAAAGGAAATGAAAAAAATGAAAAGGATAATGAAGATAAGGATGAAGAAACGAAAAGGAAAAAATAAGATTTCCAATAAAAATACGGTATAATATATTTAATCCAGGAGATTAACAAATGAGCACAGAGGAACAGACTTTCTCTAAAGACTACGTAGTTGAGTTAAGAAATGAAAACGCAAAATGGAGAACCAAATGCCGTGAACTTGAGGGACAGGTATTTAACAAAGATATTGAGAATGAGTTAATAAAAAGAGGTGTAAATGCAAAGGCGTCGTGGGTTGAAATTGGAGAAGACCAAAGCGTAAAACAAGCAGTGGATAGTTTCTTGGAGGAATATCCTCATTTTCTACCGGGTGAACTAGAAGAAAAACCTACTAGGACTGTTACTCGACCAATGAGTGTACAGAATCCTAATACTAATACTTCTGGCCCTGGTCCTAGACAAGGACCTTTAGGAAGAAAAACCTTGAAAGAGATTAAGGAAGACCCTAAATCTCGCGCTGCTTTGAGAAGCCAGTATCAAGCTATGCTTCGTCCACAGGAGCACCTAAACGGAGAGTAAAAAATGGCTATTTCAAATAGTACTACCCTTAATGACCTAGTAGGTCAAATAGTTTCAGCAGACGCTCAAAGCGCTGCATACGCTGCAAGAGTAATGAGACCCTTAGTTCGTTCGACTGCGCTTCCTCCAGGAGCAGGAAGTATTGTAGTCCCTCGATTTCAAGAGTTAACTGTTGCTGCTTTAACTGAAGGAGTTGCTCCTTCAAGCACTACCTGGAGTTCTGATGGTGTCACTTTGACTCCTACTGAACGAGGTGTGTATGTTCAGATTTCTAAGAGAGCTTTACATTCTGACCCCTTTTCTGACCTTGCTCCATATGGAGACCAAATGGGCCGAGCACTTGCCGCTGATGAAGATTCTTTGATTCTTGATGCTTTTACTACTGACACCACTGATGCTGTTAATGACCAATCAGGCGGGGCTGACAACGTAGTCCTTGCTGACTTTCTAACTGCTATAGGAGAGCTTGAGGCAGCTAATGCTCCTCAGCCTTATTATGCAGTATTTCATCCTGTTAGTTGGGCTAAGATTCGTGCTGGTTTGGACGCTTCCAATGTTATTGCTTTCTCTGAAGTAGGTAAGCGACTAGCCGAAGGCATGGGAGAAGGTTCTCCTAATATGAATGCGTTCGTAGGTGCTCCATATGGTATTCCTGCTTTTATTTCTACTGGTGTTAATACTTTTAATGGTGCTGGTGTGGCCGACGATTCGTACCTTAACTATATGTTTGCAAAAGAAGCTATGGGATATGGGTACATTCAGGATATTGGAGTCGATGTTGACGATAACGTAACTGCTCGTGCTTTTGACCTTATGGGTTGGTATAGTGGACATGCAAGTGAGTTAGTTGATACCTATGCAGTTGCAATAGAAGACGATGTAAATGGCTAATAACAGCAACTACTGATGTTCTCCAGAGAGGTGAGAGTCCTCCTCCTCTTGCCTCTCTATTTTTTAGAGGTGGAAGGATTGATATGTCTTTAGTTAAACGAGACCCAGTAGCCGAAACTGCTTTTGGTGCTCCTACCGCAGAAGGAAAAAAAGGAGCAAGCGCATCGGGTAAAACAAAAACCTTAAATTTTAATAGTAGCCCACCGGATTATCCTGATACAGTAGAGTTAGAACCCAGTAGCATGTATCGTTTTCACTGTAATCAAGACTGTCATTTTGCTTTAATGAGTGGACAAGATGAAACTGCTGCCCCTGAGTATGTTGATGCAACCGATATGTATCTTTTGTCTGATAGTCCTGAATATTTTTCTACTGACGAATCTAACTATTTTGCTGGTGCTATACCTGTTACTACCAGTGGACAGTTATTCTGTACTAAGATTGAATCAATCAAAGAGTGGATAGATAGATAATGGCTTGGAAAGCAGGTGGGGGTTCTAGTTCTAATCTTAAAACCCTAAAAATAGATTCTAATGCTTTACTTTCAGGTGGCGGCGCAGACGGAAAACTTATTCTTTCCAATCTTGCCGGCAGTCAAGGAGTATTATTTGATACTACTACCGATGGTCAGTTAACTCTTACTGATGAAAGTGC